ATTTTTTAAAAATATCAAAAATAATTTTGAATACTTAAATTTTGAAAAAATAACAGATATGTGAAGTAAGTCCTAGCTAAAGTATAGGGGGGTATCCCCCTCCCACTAGGCGCTCGCGAGCTTCACGCCGTCACTGTACATTTTTTCTCGCGCCAAATCATCACAATGAAAGGAGAACGGTTTGGAATTAAGAGGAATTGACTATCTCAGGAGGAAGTTGACTCTCTATCAGAGCAGAGTTAATCTGAGGTACAAGCATTATGCAATGCAACATCATGAATCACCGACAGGAATCACAATTCCTCCACATATCAGGGCGAAGTACCAAGCTGTTCTTGGTTGGGCTGCAAAGGGAGTTGATAGTCTTGCAGATCGTTTGATTTTCAGGGAATTTGCTAACGATGATTTTAATGTTACAGAAATCTTTGATCGGAACAATCCTGATATCTTCTTTGATAGTGTTATTTTAGCTGCGCTGATTGGTTCGTGTAGTTTCGTCTACATTTCGAAGGGTGAAGATGATGAGGTGAGGTTGCAAGTCATTGAATCAAGTAATGCAACTGGTGTCATTGATCCTATTACTGGGTTGCTTGTGGAAGGTTATGCGGTGTTGGCTCGTGATGATTACAATCGTCCAACACTTGAAGCCTACTTTGAGACTAATGCTACTCATTTCATTCCAAAAGATGGTAGACCATACTCGGTTGTGAATGAAACTGGTATCCCTTTGTTGGTTCCAGTCATTCATCGTCCTGATGCTGTTCGTCCGTTTGGTCGGAGTCGTATCACCAGAGCTGGTATGTATTATCAGAAATACGCTAAGCGTACCTTGGAACGGGCTGATATCACTGCTGAGTTCTACTCATGGCCACAAAAATATATTCTTGGTCTTGATCCTGATGCGGAACCTATGGAGAAATGGAAAGCTACTGTATCAAGCTTACTGACGATTTCTTCAAGCGATAAAGGTGAGAAGCCGAGCGTTGGACAGTTTACTACAGCTAGCATGTCACCGTTTACTGAACAGCTGAGAACAGCCGCTGCTGGATTTGCTGGCGAAATGGGGTTGACATTGGATGACCTTGGTTTCGTTTCAGATAATCCATCATCTGTGGAAGCCATCAAGGCTAGTCATGAGAATTTGCGTTTAGCTGGTCGGAAGGCGCAGAGGTCACTTGGAGCAGGTTTGCTTAATGTGGCTTATGTTGCTGCTTGTTTGAGAGATGATTTTCATTATGCGAGAAGTCAATTCGTAAGAACAACAGTCAAATGGGAACCTTTATTTGAAGCAGATGCTAATATGATGACCATGATTGGTGACGGTGTTGTGAAATTGAATCAAGCCTTACCTGGCTACATCAATGCGGAGACAATTCGTGATCTTACTGGTATCGCTGGAGACATGTCAGCCAAACCAGTGGTAAGCGAGGGTGATTCAAATGGAGAATGATGTTTTACCTGGTATCTTGCAAGAGGTTCAGGAGAGGTTTGAGAGAGATTTCGGTAAGAGTGAGATCGTCAGAAATGCTTTTGCTACGTTGAAGGCAAAAAAGGCCACTTACAAAACTGCAAATGAGTTTGCGATTGAAATTGGCGATATTCTCTCGAAGGCTCTAGGAGCGTCCCTGAGCACCGATAAATTACCAGACGGAAAAATGTATTACAATATCGCTCAGCGTTTGCTGACGGACGTGCTAGGACGAAATCACGAGCTTGTGAGTGGTTATGCTAGCGATGTTCAGAAGAATTTGAATGATAAAGCGAAAATCGGTCTGAAAGTTCAAGTTCCTGAATTAAATCTGGATCGAATAGCTGGCATTGTCAATCGCTTTTCGTCTGAGGAAAATTTTGAGGATGTCAGTTGGTTGCTCGGTGAACCTATTGTGAACTTCACTCAGTCAATCATTGATGATAGTATCCAGAAAAATGCGGAGTTTCATCATCAGTCTGGATTGCAACCTGAGATTGTCCGAAAATCGTATTTTCATTGTTGTGAGTGGTGTCAGGAAGTTCAAGGGAATTATAAATATCCAAGAGTTCCGAAGGACGTTTATAGAAGACATCAGCATTGTCGTTGTATTGTAGACTATGATCCTAAAAACGGAAAAACTCAAAATGTCTGGACGAAGAAATGGAATTCTATAGACAAAGAGAGAGTTGAGCGTAGGAAGTTAATTGGCGTAGTATCTGTTGACGAGCGGGAGCAAAAGCGCTATAATAGGGCTATGAAGAGTAGTGGTGCTGTGTATGGCGCTTGGAATGATAGAAATGATCCATATAATAAAGAGCGTGATCGGCATGCTCAAGAATTTTATGAGAGTGTACGAAATCGAAATAAGCAACATGAAATAGTGAAGGTATCTAACAATAGCGGTCTTTCACAATCAGATGTTGAGAAGATTTATAACCATATTTTTATTAATGAGTATGATTTAGAAGATGGTCGGAAACGTTTCGACCCTAGCTATGATATGGCTGAGAGTTGGAGACGACTTTCAGAGATTGGTGGTAAGAATATTCAACCTCACGACCTTGTAATGCTAAATCACGAGTTGATGGAACATGATTTGATGGCAAAGGGAATGAAGTACGATGAAGCCCACGAACTCACTAATAAAACCTATAACTACCAAAAAGCGTGGATTGCTTGGATGAAGGAGAAAGGAGACCTATAATGCTTAAACTTATTAAAATTTTCAATTCAAAAAGTAAGGGTTATTGGTATATTCCTGAAAACCGTGACCCAGGTATGATTGAGATTGATGAGCGCACTGGTGAAGTTACAGTTGTCATTGAGTCGAATTATGATAAAGAACTAGGTTATCCTTACTATGCGAACAAGGCTCGTGGAGCAGTGAAGCAGATGTGGGATAAGGGAGAATTACCAAGCGAGAAATCATTCGCTTGGGGATAAGCACTTAGAAAATTCTAGGTGCTTTTCTTATGCTTTGAAAGGAGTAACGATGGGAAACACAATTGATTTTTCAGAGAAAAAGTCTAGTCTTGAGAGAGGTGCTTCCGTGAAAGAAATTTTGGAAGAAAATCTTGAGGCTAGCCATGACTACACTTCGGTGCTGGTGGTTTCTTTAGATAAAAATGGTGAGATAAATCTTGGCTATAGCTGGGAGAGTAGTTTGCAGGCATTGGGAATGCTGGATGTTGCTAAAAACTATATTTTGAACGTGATCAATTAAATCATCCCAGCGATAGGGTTATCATGCGATGACGATTGAAAGGAAAGTAGAATGGCGAGGAAGAAACTTGGCAATCAGAATCCTACTCAATCGGTGATTTTAAAATACGTCAAGAAAAATTCAAAAGCTAAAGAAGCGATTGAACTTTACGAGCGGACAGGCCTTTCTTGTTATGCTTGGCAGAAGAATCTCTTGCTGCCTATGATGGCCATTGACAAGAACGGTCTTTGGGTGCATCAGAAGTTTGGTTACTCTATTCCTCGTCGTAATGGTAAATCTGAAATCCTATATATCGGTGAAATTTGGGGGCTACATGAAGGATTAAATATCCTGCATACGGCTCACCGAATTTCTACATCTCATGCCTCTTTTGAAAAGGTCAAACGATACCTTGAGAAAATGGGGTATGTTGATGGTGAGGATTTCAATTCCATTCGTGCGAAGGGGCAGGAGCGTATTGAACTTTATTCAACAGGTGGTGTTATCCAATTCCGTACCAGGACATCAAATGGTGGTCTTGGTGAAGGTTTTGATATGCTAATCATTGACGAGGCTCAAGAGTACACAACCGAGCAAGAATCTGCTTTGAAATATACGGTTACGGATAGTGAAAATCCTATCACAATCATGTGTGGAACACCTCCGACACCAGTATCAAGCGGAACGGTTTTCACTAAATACCGTGAGACTTGTCTTTTTGGGAAAGGGAAGTATTCTGGCTGGGCTGAGTGGTCGGTTCCCGATGAAAAGGAAATCGACGATGTGGAAGCCTGGTATAATTCTAATCCGTCTATGGGATACCACTTAAATGAGCGTAAGATTGAAGCAGAGCTTGGTGAGGATAAGTTGGACCATAATATCCAGCGTTTGGGATTTTGGCCAACTTACAACCAAAAATCTGCTATTTCTGAAACTGAGTGGAACGAGCTCAAGGTGGATGATATTCCAGAATTATCTGGTAAGCTGTCTGTTGGTATTAAGTACGGTCAAGATGGAACGAATGTGGCATTGAGCATTGCTGCACGTACCAAGGATGGTCGTTACTTTGTTGAGACAGTCGATTGTCAATCCGTTCGTAATGGGAATGAGTGGATGGTTGCTTTCTTGCGTCAAGCCGACGTGGCTCAAATTGTCATCGATGGCGCAAGTGGGCAAAAGATCCTGGACGAAGAGTTGAAGGACTATAGAATCAAGAACGTGATTCTGCCGACGGTGAAAGAAATCATCGTGGCCAATGCTCTTTGGGAACAGGGAATTTACCAGAAGACCATCTGTCACGCTGGCCAACCATCTCTATCAAAAGTAGCCACAAACTGCGATAAGCGGAATATTGGCTCAAACGGTGGCTTTGGTTATCGATCGCACTTTGACGATATGGATATTTCTTTGATGGATAGCGCTTTGCTTGCGCATTGGGCTTGTGCTACGACCAAGCCTAAGAAAAAGCAAAAAATCAGTTATTAAAATAAGCGGTCTTGTGACTGCTTTTTTTGATGCCAAAAATTACCGAACTGCCGGGCAAGCAGGAGAAAGGAGACATGAGAATGTCAGAATTTAAACCAATTACTACACAAGAAGAATTTGATGCTGCTATTAAGGAGCGTTTATCTCGTGAGAAAGCGAAGTATAGCGACTATGACGAGCTCAAATCTCGAGTTACAGAATTGGAAACAGAAAATGTTGGCTTGAAGTCAACAATTGAAGCTACTAATCAAAGTAAGGCAGATGCTGACAAGCAACTTGAAGAACTGCAGAATAAAATCGCTGGTTATGAGACGGCTAGTCTGCGAACTCGAGTGGCTTTGCAACATGGCCTGCCTTACGACCTTGCAGATCGTTTGCAGGGGGCTGATGAAGAAAGCTTGAAATCAGATGCAGAGCGCTTGGCTGGGTTTATGAAACCAGTGAGCAAAGTAGCGCCAGTAAAATCAACGGAGCCGATTGTTCCGAAAGAAGATGATGAAAGAACCATGTATAGAAATTTGGTTCAAAATTTAAATATTGAAGATTAAAAAGGAGAAAAAAATATGTCAGAAGCACAACTTGCAAAAGGAAATCTATTTGATCCAGAGCTTGTAAAAAAAGTTATTAGTAAGGTGAAGGGACATTCATCAATTGCTAAGCTATCACCCCAAAAGCCTATTCCGTTTAACGGCCAAAAAGAGTTCATTTTCGACTTTGATTCGGACATCGACATCGTGGCTGAAAATGGCAAGAAGACTCATGGTGGTGTGAGCCTCGATCCTGTTACTATTGTTCCACTAAAAGTCGAATATGGTGCCCGTGTATCTGATGAGTTTTTACATGCCTCAGAAGAAGCAAAAGTTGATATCCTCAGTGATTTTGTGGAAGGATTTTCTAAAAAATTAGCACGAGGGCTTGATATTATGAGTATTCACGGTATTAACCCACGTACAAAACAAGAGTCAAGCATTATTGGAACTAACTGCTTTGATAAAAAAGTTACTCAGACAGTAACTTTCAAAGAATCTAACCCAGACGAAAGTATGGAAGATGCTGTCGGTATGATTGATGGTTCAGAACGTGATATCACCGGAGCAATCCTAGATCCTATTTTTACAACTGCTCTTTCTAAAATGAAAAATGCTGAAGGCGGGAAATTGTATCCTGAATTGGCATGGGGCGGTGTACCTGATGCAATCAATGGATTGGCAGTAGATAAAAACCGCACTGTATCATACTCACAAACAGATCCTAAAAACACAGCGATTGTTGGGGACTTTGAAACAATGTTCAAATGGGGCTATGCGAAAGAAGTTCCGATGGAAATCATCAAGTATGGTGATCCTGACAACAGCGGTCGCGACCTTAAAGGGTATAACCAGATTTATATCCGTTGCGAAGCATACATTGGATGGGGCATCATGGACGCTGCTAGTTTCGCTCGTATTGTGAAAACGGGAGGTTAATCATGGCTGAGTATGTAAACCAAAAGACAGGAGCAACAATCAACACTAATACAGAAATTTCTGGGGGTGATTGGGTTCCAATTGCAGCATACAAACCTTTTGACTCATTGACTAACGCAGCATTGAAAGAAATCCTTGATGAAAAAGGGATTACTTATGATAATCGCGCCACAAAAACTGAATTGATTTCGCTGATCGAACAAGCGGACACTGAAGTCCAGTAGTCGCTTGACTGGAGGTAGAGATGGAAAACTTTGCAACAGTCGAAGATTTGAAAAAATTGTGGCGAGCGTTGAAATTCGATGAGGAAAAACGAGCCGAGGCGCTGTTGGAAGTTGTTTCTCATTCTCTTCGCGTTGAAGCTAAAAAAGTTGGCAAGGATTTAGATGGGTTAGTGGCTACTGATCCATCTTTTGCTATGGTGGTCAAGTCCGTCACCGTTGATGTGGTAGCTCGTACCTTGATGACCTCAACTGACCAGGAGCCAGTGACTCAATTTGCTGAAAGTGCCTTGGGCTACTCAGTGAGTGGTTCTTATCTAGTCCCTGGAGGTGGTCTCTTCATCAAGGACTCTGAATTGAAACGTCTAGGTCTCAAAAAACAAAGATATGGGGTGATTGATATCTATGGGACGGATTAAAGGAATTACTGTAACTTTGATTGGAAAAACCAAGACTGGAAAGGATGACTTTGGTCATCAAATATACGAGAATGCTGAAATTCAAGTAGATAATGTCTTGGTCGTTCCAGCTTCAACAGAAGATGTTACTACTCAGCTTAATTTGACCGGGAAGAAAGCTTCTTATACGCTAGGTATCCCAAAAGGCGATCAGAACGAGTGGAAAGACCGTGAAGTTCGTTTCTTTGGGCGCAAGTGGCGCACGATTGGCATTCCTTTGGAAGGCATTGAAGCCATGATGCCTCTGGAATGGAATAAGAAAGTGATGGTTGAAACGTATGAGTGATTTCAAAGTCAAGCTTATTGGTGCGGGTGTAGGAGCTCTTTTGAAATCCAAAGAGATTCAAGACATTCTGAACAAAGAAGCGACAGTCATTAAAAAAAGATGTGGCCCTGGTTATGAACAAGATAGCCACGTTGGTAAGACAAGGGCAAATGCTATGATTTATCCAGCAACGCGAAAAGCGAAGAGGGATAATTTGAAAAATAACACGTTGTTGAAGGCGGTGTATTAGATGATTGAAATTATTATCAAGAAATACCTTGACGGTCATTTAGATGTACCGTCATTTTTTGAGCACGAAGCTGAGGCTCCGGACAGTTTTGTCATTATTCAAAAGACAGGTGGGAAGGAGCGTAATCACTCTAGTAGTGCGACCTTTGCTTTCCAAAGTTATGGCCCAACAATGCAGAAGGCTGCTGAGCTCAATGTGAAAGTGAAAAGTGCTGTGAAAGGGTTGATTGAATTAGATTCAATCTGTGGTGTCCACCTAAACAGCGATTACAACTTTACGGACACTGAAACGAAACAATATCGATATCAAGCCGTATTTGATATTAATTATTTTTAAAAAGGAGAAGTTAAATGGGAAAAGAAGCAAATGTAACGACTGCAAAACCTAAAATCGGAGGTGCGGTCTATTCGGCCCCTCTTGGCACAGCACTGCCGACAGACGCAACAACAAAGTTAGATCAGGCGTTTGAAGCACTAGGTTATATTTCAGAAGACGGTATGACCAACAGTAACTCGCCAGAGTCAGAAAATATCAAAGCTTGGGGCGGTGTCGTTGTAAGTTCAGTTCAAAAGGAAAAAACAGACACATTCAAATATATGCTTATTGAAGCATTGAATCTACATGTTTTGAAGGAAGTCTATGGACCAGATAATGTATCTGGGGATTTGTCATCAGGAATTACGATCAAGGCAAACTCAAAAGAATTGCCACATCACTGTCTGGTAATCGAAACAGTTCTAAAAGGTGGTGTACTTAAACGTATTGTTATCCCTTCAGGAAAGGTAACTTCCATTGATGAAATCACTTATAACGATGGAAGTGTTCTTGGATATGGTACGACAGTCACTGCCTTTCCTAACGCTGCTGACGACACACACTATGAATACATCAAAGGAGCTTAATCATGTCAAGACGAAATCATAAGAAAAAAAATAACGGAGCAACCCCACAGATTAAAACAATTCGTGGTGTGACTTCGACTGGATTTGCTTTTGAAATCACAAAAGAGCGCTTGGAAAACTATGAGTTGCTTGAAGCCATCGCTGAAGTAGATACAAATCCGGCAGTTTTACCAAAAGTTGTCAAACTCATGCTTGGCAACAAATCCGAAGATTTGAAAAATCATGTGCGAACTGCGGATGGCATTGTTCCTTTGGATAAAATGGGGGCAGAAATTAGTGAGATCTTTTCAAGTCAGAAACAGTTAAAAAAATAGCGCTCCTTGCTAGAATGGTTCAAACAGATGAAGACGCTCTTATTTGTGATTTAGCTGAAACCTATGGGATTTTTGATTACAGACAGTTACCTGCTGACCAGGTAGCTGTTTTTGCTTTTGGTCTGAGAGATGATTCACGGATCAAACTAGCAATGACCAATAGCAAAGTTCCTTTTGAAACTTTTTTGCTTGCGGGTGTTCTTGATAGGCTTTCTGCGCTTGTTTGGTTTAAAACAACAGACGGTCAGAAAGGGATCAACAAACCATTAATGGTTGCAGAGGAGCTGACAGGTAAAACTAAAGCTAAAGAAAGAAAAGAGATGATCTTTGATTCTGGTGAGGACTTTGAAGAATATCGTCAGAAAATTTTAGAAAAAATAGGAGGTGAGGATTAGTGGCTACAGAAATAGCACAGGCTTATGTGCAATTGATACCATCGGCCAGAGGCATTACTGGTAAAATCCAATCGCTCCTCAATCCTGAAGCTAGTGCAGCAGGGCAAAGCGCTGGACAGTCATTGGGTTCTAGTCTTGTTAGCGTTATGACAAAGGTTATTGCAGCCGCTGGAATTGGCAAGGCCTTTTCAGCTGCTATCAGTGAAGGTGCAGCGCTTCAGCAATCTCTCGGAGGTATCGAAACTCTTTTCAAAGGTTCTGCTGACAAGGTCAAGGGATATGCTAATGAAGCCTACAAGACAACAGGTCTCTCAGCTAATGCCTACATGGAGAACGTGACAGGCTTTTCAGCGAGTCTCTTGCAGTCTTTGGGTGGAGATACAAACAAAGCTGCTGAAACAGCTAACATGGCTATGATTGACATGTCTGATAATGCTAATAAGATGGGGACATCTATGGAGAGCATTCAGATGGCATATCAAGGGTTCGCTAAGCAGAACTACACCATGTTGGACAACCTGAAGCTTGGTTACGGTGGTACAAAGCAGGAAATGGAGCGTCTCTTGAATGACGCTCAGAAGTTGACTGGTGTTAAGTATGACATTAACAACCTGTCAGATGTTTATAATGCTATCCACGCTATTCAAGAAAATTTAGACATCACAGGCACAACTGCTAAAGAGGCTGCTTCTACTTTTAGTGGATCTTTTGAGTCCATGAAAGCAGCTGCTCAAAATGTGCTTGGAAAGTTAGCATTAGGGGAGAACATCTTACCTTCTCTGCATGCTTTACTTGAAACAACATCTACATTTCTCTTTAATAACTTTTTGCCGATGGTTGGTAATATTTTTTCTGGCCTTGGCTTGGTTTTGACAGAAGGAATTAGTAAAATCGCTTCTCAGCTTTTTGGAGATGATTTTGGAAATGCAGTCTATGATCAATTGTCTCGTGTGACAGGGATTTTTGAAACTTTCTTTGATATGATATTTGGATCATTGAACAAGCAAGATAACATTGATGTCTTGACCATGCTAGGTTTTAGCGAGGGTGCTGCTAATCAAATTGTCAACATTGCAGACAATATCCGAGTCACTTTTGAAAACATTGGTTCTGCAATCGGTGATGTGTTGAGTATTGTGGGTGATTTCGTAGGTGATCTTTTAGGAATCAAGGACGGAGAGCAGGGAGTGAACCTGCTCGGTTTTGCATTTGAGACATTAACGGGATTTTTGAGAGAAGCTTCGGGGATCATTAAAGAAATTACGAGTTTTTTCAAAGAAAATCAGTTAGCGGCAGATTTACTCAAGTCTGCTGTAGTAGCTCTAGGGATTGGATTTCCCGTTGCTAAAATTGCTACATTCGTTCAAGGACTAGGTGGTCTACCAGGTATCTTTACAATTGTTCAGACGGCAATTTCAGGATTTGCTACTTCAGCAATGGCTGCTATTTCGTCAATTCCTCTTGTCGGGTGGATTGCAGCAGCAGTTGCTGCATTGGCTTGGTTCTTCACTCAAACAGAAACTGGGAAGGCAATTCTTCAAGATTTCCTGTCTTGGCTCTCTGAGACGTGGTCAGCGATCGCTCCAATTTTAACTGAAGTATGGAATGGTATGGTTGAAGCGGCTACTACTGCATGGAATGCAATGGTTGAATTTGTTTCGCCTATTATCCAATCAGTTGTTGACTTTATCAAATCTGTCTGGGATGGAATTTCCCAGTGGTGGTCTGAAAATCAAGGGTTGATTCAGCAGACATTTGAAACTGTCTGGAATGCTATTCAAATGGTCATTCAGACCGTTATGCCAATTATTCAATCTATTATTGAAACTGCAATGAATATCCTTGCTCCATTTATCGAGGGGACATGGAACAATATTTGCACGGTTGTCACAACTGTCTGGGAATTGATTAAGATTGCTATTCAGACAGCTATGGACGTTATTGGTGGAATCATTACGGCTGTCATGGCTGTTATCAATGGTGATTGGGAAACTGCCTGGAATGCTATCAAGAGCGTTGGGGAATCAATCTGGAATGGATTGTCCTCTGCAGGCCAAGCAATTTTTGAAGGCTTTGCACAGATTCTGTCCAATATATGGAACACAATATCAAGTGTAGCAAGTTCTGCGTGGGAGACTTTAAAAGCTAGCGTACTGAGTATCATTGACGGTCTGGTATCTGGAGCACAGAGTGCATGGGATACTATGTCTAATGCGGTATCTAGTCTTGTAAGTAATGTAACTGGATTCTTCAATCAATTGTGGAATATCGACCTATTCGCAGCTGGTCAAGCAATTTTACAAGGTTTCTTGAATGGTTTGCAGTCTATGTGGTCTTCTGTCACTGACTTTGTTGGAGGGATCGCTAGCTGGATTCGTGACCATAAAGGACCTATCGAATATGACCGTAAGCTTTTGATTCCAGCAGGTAATGCAATTATGGGAAGTTTAGACAATGGATTAAAAAATGGATTTAAATACGTCAAGCAAACGGTCGGAGGCATGGCTGATGAAATTTCAGATGTATTTTCAGGAGACGGTCTTGATCTGAATTCCTCTGCGTCCGTGACAAAAAGTCTTGAGGCACAGTTGGCTATGCCGTCATCTCAATTTGAAGCACATGAAAATAAAACCGTGTCTGAGATAGCGGTTCTGAGAGCAAGTATGGAGAAGATCCTTACTGCTATCCTTGAGAAATCGTCAGATGTCTATCTAGACAATGACATTATCTCACTCAAAACCTACGAACAACACGGTGCTATTTATGCGAGGGGAGGAATTTAATGGATTATATGATCATCAACGGTTTTAATACATCAAGCCTTCCTGGTTGTGTTGTGACAGATTTTGGGAAGGTGGAGGCTGCTAAGCCGAAGGGAGAGAAGGCTGGCCTTTATGGAGTCAATGGCAGTTATCGTGTGTTAGACGGTTCTTTCGACAGTTACGAAAGGACCTTCATTCTTCACGTTAAAAAAATGGTTGAGATTTCAAGTATTCTTGATAAATTTCAATCGAACGATAATGTTTTAGAGTTTAGCTATCAGCTTGGTTCATTGTTTTATGCTAACTTTGTGACTGCTAGTTTTGAACCTTTTGGGAATCATGCTTGGAAGTTAGAGATTAAACTTGACATGCAACCCTTCCGATACCAGAAAAGCGTTGATCCTGTTGTTCTGACTGCATCTGGGACAATCAATAATCTTGGGACGATTTATTCTGAACCGATCATCGAGATTGAAGGGGATGGTGATATTTCCCTTACTATTGGCCGTAAGACTATGTATCTTGCGATTAAGACCAAGGCAACGATTGATTGTAGACAAGGCAAGCAAAACATCTACAACGCTACTGGAGCAGTTCAAAACACTCTCAGAAAGCGTGGAGGGTTCTTAGAAATCCCCACTGGCAAGGTTGGTGTGTCGTTTACTGGAACCGTCCGAAAAATCACTATTCGACCGAATTGGAGGTATAAGATTTGATTTATTTAACAAATGGAAACATGCCTCTGAATGCTGCTTATGCTGATGAAATTGTTCAAGAGGACAATAGCACCTATCAATTGAGCTTCCGATTTCCGACATCTGATCCATTGTGGGAGAAGTTGAAGGAAGAGACATTCTTAACGGCTGATGACCTTCACGGTGAACAGGATTTCGTCATCTTTGAGATCGAGAAGAAGCACGGCTATATTCAAGTCTATGCCAACCAAGTATTCACTCTATTGAATAACTATGTGGTCAATCCTATTTCTTTGGATAGGCAGACTGGTTCGACTGCATTGAGTCGCTTCGCTGGAAGTATCACTCGTGATAATCCGTTCTCGTTCTTCTCTGATATTGAAGATAGACACACCTTCAATATTGGCTCCAAGAACGCTATGGAGGCATTTGCGAAAGATAAGCACTCGATCATTGGTCAATGGGGTGGCGACCTTGTGCGCCATAGTTATCAGGTTCGACTCTTAAAAAATGGCGGTTCAGAAAATGAATCGCTTTTTATGTACAAGAAAAACCTGTCCAGCTATCAACACAAGACCTCAACTAAATCTCTGAAGACTCGAATTACTTTCATTGCGACAGTCAAAGGCGAGGGCGAGAAGGCGCCTGATCGTACATTCACAGTTACGATTGATAGTCCACTCATTAACAAGTACAGTCAAATCTATGAAGATGTGATTGAGGTTAGTGATCAGGATGTGAAGGATGAAGCGAGCCTACGAAAGTATGGTGAGCAGTATTATCGAACCTCGCTCTGCGACATGATGGAAGATAGCCTTGAGATTGAGGTTGTCGGCCAGAGTGACGTGCCTGTTCAGATGTTCGATGTCGTGAGTATCTTCCACGAACGTTACAATCTGGACGTGCGCAAGAAGATTACTAAGTATACTTATTCACCAATGGCCAAGAAGCTGAAATCTATCGGCTTCGGTCAGTTCCAGTCAGGACTTGCAAATGCGATAGGTAACGCAGTGAGTGATGCTGTAAATGGTGAAGTTCAACAACTTCAAGGCAATTTCGAACGGCAGTTAGCAAGAGAGCTCAAGAATGCTGACCTTGCATTTGAGCGTCATAAAGAAGAGTTGGTCAACCAATTCACAGATGATGTGAATGCTATCAAGGCCAAAGCTGAAGAAGCCAAGCAAGAAATGTCTGACACTATTGACCAGCGCTTCAATAGTTTTAACAATGGCCCTCTACAAGAAGCCAAGCGCAAGGCTGAGGAAGCCTTGAAAAACGCTGGCGCAAGCAGTTTGCTAGCCCAGGAAGCTAAGCGGATTGGTCTGGATTCGATTGCCAAACTTGAAGCATTTAAGTCTCAGGCTACGAGCGCTCAAACGGCCTTGTCAGGTGTTTTGGACGCTCTGAAACGGACCATCGCGAATGATATTCGACCGAAGCAAGCACAGGCTGAAGCTGATATTGCAAAACAAGTGAAAGTACTTGGTCAGACAAGGGATGAGTTGCTCGGTATAAAATCAGCGCAAGCGACATATGAAGAGACAACGACTCGCAGACTGTCAGAGCTGACCAACTTGGCCAATGGCAAGGCAAGCAAGTCAGAACTCACGCAGACAGCCGAGGAGCTGGCTAGTAAGATAGCGAGTGTGAGGGTTGGAGGAGTCAACCTGTTTAAAGGCTCGAGAGACTTTAGCGTGTCTTGGGCTAATGCTGTCCATTGGGCAAGAGAGAACGAAAAGTACAAAGGTCTGACAGTCATGAGTAGAACGGGCTCGTGGCTAGGGCTTTCGCAACCTTTTGAAGCAAAGAAAGGTGAAACGTACACTTTCAGCTTTTACATTAAAAGCAGTGCTGAAAGAGAGCAAGTGAATGTGTATTTTGTGCATAATTCAGCGAGTCCACAGGCTAGAGTGTCGCTAAATGTATCTTCGATGGTTATTTCGGACGAATGGCAACGGCTTTCGGCGACTTTTAAAGTCGAAGAATCAGGCTTTATCTTGCCACGTATTGAGCGTTTTAACGCTGACAATCGTGTATATGTAGCCGGACTCAAGCTTGAGCAGGGCACAATTGCGACCGATTACAGTGAAGCTCCTGAAGACATAGAAGGTCAGATTTCAGCAGTTGAATCTATCTTCAAGCAAAGAGCTGATGCTCTTGATGCTGGTGTGAGCCGTCTAACTGAAGGTCTCAGAACCAAAGCGGATATCAGCTCACTCAACGTGACTGCTGAGAATATCAGGCAGTCCGTGAAGCAGCTTGAAACAAGCACGCAGAACCAACTAAATCAGATGTTGAGCCTGGCCGAATTTGAGGTACGTGCTGGTTCGATTCGTCAGGAAATCTTGAATGCAACCAAAGACAAGGCAGATAAGACTCTGGTCACAGCTGAAGCCGGGAAATTGCGAGAAGAATTTTCAAAGTTGCGGGTCGGTGGAACAAACTTGTTGAAAGGCTCAAAAGGACCTTTTCTGCCAGATAGGAAGCCAGCTAATTTTGATAATAATGTTCTCTATGCAGGACAGACATCTGTTCACATGGAGCAGGGGCAGGAATACATCATTTCAGCCAAAACGGACGGTAACTTTACGGCCCATCACGATGGGAATAAAGAGTCTGATAATGTAGTCCTTTGGATTATGGACAAGGATATCAGAAATTATCAAATTGTATCGGACCTTAAGACAGGTACAACAGGAACGAAAATCATTTGGAATAAGCCGACAGGAATTTATCATCTACGCGTCAATACTTACCACAAGAACGCTGCCAAAAGCGTTTGGGACGTGAAGATTGAAAAAGGCACTTTGGCGACTGACTGGAGCCCTGCTCCTGAAGACACTGATGGTCTCATCACAGAGGCCAAGGCTACCTTCGAGCGAACAGCTCAGGGATTGCGAACCGATTTATCAGCTATTCAGTCTTATGTTGATCAAGATGGTCAGCGACAGGAAACGTTGAAGAGCTATGTCAGGAATGAGACCATCACTCGCATCAATATTTATAGACAAGATGTAGCTAGAAATTATATTTTGAGGAGCAGGTATGACGAGGATGCGAATAGTATCAGGCAACAATTTGAAGCTATTACCAACTCACAAAATGGATTGATTGCCACTAAAATAGCGGACTACAAGCATTCAGTAGATGGTCGATTCGCTGAAATCACCTCACTGCTTTCTGGCAAGGCTAGTCAAGTCGACTTCCAACGAGTTCAAGAAACTAGTCGCCTCTATGAGCGTATTCTTGGTAATACAGATAATGGAATTGCTAATAATGTGGCTCGTATGGCTTTGACAAGTCAATTATTCCAGGTTGAAGTGTCAAAGGCGTCAGCAAGTGGACGAAATCTTTTCTTAAATTCACTTTTCAAACGTGATTTAAGAGATAAATACTCAACGTACAAGTTATATGATGATAACACACAGACAAAAGGGCAATTGGCTGTAAGCATTGATTCTGATAATCAGTTCAGAGGTGTGAATACATTGAAGATTGTATCGACGTTTAATGGAAAATTCGATAATCAAAAAATCACTTTCTCACTTGGTGGTAATTCACGAACTGGCCGAGTTGACGAACTAAAAAATAAATCAGTAAGATTTAGTTTTTGGGCAAAATCGACTGTCAATAATACGATTTTACAAGCGCGACCTGGATATAGAGGAAGTCTTCAATCAATTCCAATAAGCACTGATTGGAAGTTCTATGATATTGAATTGGTAAGAAAAGAAAACTCAAATGCTACAAGCGAGTTGATTCTACACATCCTCACTGCTGCAACCGTCTGGATTGCCTTTCCAAAAGTTGAAATCGGAACAGAGTCAACTCCATTTTCGGAAGCCCCAGAAGACACAGATGAAGCTATTCGCTCTGTTCAAAGTCAACTGGCGGGCTCGTGGGCCGTCCAGAACATCAACAGCGCAGGTGATTTGATTTCTGGAATCAATCTTGGTGCTAACGGTCATAATCGATTCGTTGGTAAGTTGACTCACATTACTGGCGAAACCCTTATTGATAGAGCTGTTATCAAGTCTGCTATGGTTGATAAGCTGAAAACGGCCAATTTTGAAGCAGGTTCGGTGACTACGATCGTTTTAGATGCTGAAGCGGTCACAGCTGAAAAACTGAAGGTTGACCAGGCATTCTTCAACAAACTGGTGGCAAACGAAGCTTACTTGAGTCAGCTTTTTGCTAAGCAAGCCTTCATCAACCGTGTGCAGAGTGTTGCGATTGATGCAAGCCAAGTTCGTTCAGGTATTTTAAGCGGTGATAGGATCTATGGTGGAACGATTCGAGGAGTAAGCATTTATGGTGGAACCTTAACAGGACATACCCAAATTCAACTAGGCTCTTATGGCTCATTCGATACTGTGAATGGTGGTCTACAGATTAACGTGCCTCGTACAGTCAATGCCAGAGACGGCTTGGGAGTCCAGTTCATCGGATCATATGGTCGAGGTGAGAACGTGCCTTACGGTCTTTTTATTTACAAAGATACGGACTTTACTACGGATAATTATGCTAGCGATAGCGATGATTTTCTATTAACGGTTGAAGGCTACATCAAGGCAAAAGGAATTGGTTGGTTGAAGACGGTTAAAGGTAATGTAGGTGGCAAGGACACTGCTAGCATAGGCTTCTGGAATTCAGATGTCTCTCTTGATTTTGGGGGCTCTGGAAATGATATTTATTATAGATATGCGGGGAAAGCATACGGATTGTGGTCAATTATCAATCAGCACTTCTCAGACAGACGTCTGAAGGAAAACATCGTTGATTGTAAGCACAAGGCTCTTGATTATATCCATCAATTCCAATTCAAGGAATACGATTGGAAGAATCAAGAGGATAGACCACGACAAGCACACACGAAGATTGGATTGATTGCCCAAGAAGTTCAAGAGGTGGATCCTACGCTTGTTTACGAGAACGGTGACACGTTGAACTTGGACAATCTCAGATTAACTACTATCGCCCTTAAGGCGATTCAGGAACTGTCTCAACGAATTGAGACGTTAGAAAGGAAAATAGCATGAATGCATTAGAAATTATCGCACAAGACGTAGCACGACTAACAGTTGAGAGATCAACCTTCCAGGCATTGTATCTGGAAGAAGTTCAAAAACGTGAAGCACTAGAAACACAACTTGAAGAGTTGAAGAATCAACTAGAACATAAACAACAAGAAGGAACAGTAGGAGAATAAGAAAATGGCAACAGAATACACAGTAAGAAGCAAATATTTGAAATTTGACACAACAGAAGTCGTGATTCATCGTGAATCACCTTATACAATCTTTTCTCGTGAATTGCAGGGTGATCAGACGACTAAATCAGACGAAGAATTGATTGAAGCGGTTAAAAGTATTATTCGCGCAGAGCTAGATCCAGGAGCAGCAATCGTCAAAGCACAGGCGCAGCTTGAACAAGCTGAGCAGCAGATTGCTCAAAACAAGAGCGAGCAGGACAGACTTGCTCAAGTCATCAAGCAGACTGAAGAAAATGCAAAGGTTAACCAGAAGGTCATTCATGTGCTAGTCTTGAACTCTGTCATGAGCAAGAACATTGAGTACGGTACGACCTACAAAGAGTTGATTGAGTTGATTCCACTTGCTGAAGTCGGGAAGACCTACTTACCACATGACCTGATTACCATTGAAGACCCTGAGCACGTAGAGGTCAATGGTGAAGGCAAGCGCATCCTGGTTCAGCTTAATAAGGAATTTACTTATAATGGTGAACCTGTTTCAGATTTTGCGACTAACGGAACTCTGGAACAAAACGGTACGGGTGTTGCTTGGAAATTTGAAGGGAAAGAGTA